GCCAGGAGGCCGATCGCCTCGTCATAGCTCTTTTGCAGCCCCTCGTTCTCGCCGTGCAGGCGGCGCAGCTCGGCGGCCGCTTTTTCATGGACAGGCGTGCCGTCATGCCAGCGGTGGCTGGATTTCTTCATGCTCTCGAAGAACTGCGCAAGCTGCAGCGCCTCGGCTTGTGTCTGTGCTGTCACAGGTTCCCTTTCAGCGGTTGCGACCGCGCTTGTTGGTTTCGTTCTTCCACTGGGCGCGCTCCATGGCGCCATGCTTGTCCACGGGAACCACGCGGCGCCCGCGCCAGCGGTAGCCGGCGGGTAGCTTCTGCATGGCTGACGGTTTGCAGGGCGGGCAGCGGTCATTCGGCAGGTAGTCGCCCGTATTCGGGTCGATGCAATCAGCCATGTAGTCTTTGCCCTCCATTTCCTCGAGATATTCGAGCGCCGGCAGGTACTCCCATTCGTCGTACTCGTAGCTGCACCGCCATTCATAGGAGTAGCGGCCGTCATGGTCCGGGCCGAAGCCCTTGGGCGAAACGTCGTAGGGGTAGAGCGCCAGGAGGATTGCCGCGGCGCGCTTGTCCTGCTTGCGTAGCTGTCGGAGATTCATTGCCATCCTTTCACCGCCGCAATCCACGCATCGCGCATCTTGTTGACCACGCCCTCGCAGTAGCGGCCGCGCTCCTTGCGGGTGCTGTGGCCCTGGCTGCGGGCCCAGGCTTCGAAGCGGGCGGTTTGCTGGGGCGTCATAGGGTGCCTTTCTGCGCTGCTGCGCGCTGGTTGCCTTGGTCAAGCCAGCCACCGGTATAGGCATGCTTCGCCCAGAGCGGCCAGCTATAGCGATAGCCGCCGGTCCAGCCGGGCAAGCCTCGGGAGCGCTCGCGCCGCCCAAGGGCTTCAAACCAGCGCGCCCCTGAAAATGGTTTCTTTGCCATCACTGACCTTTCAGCGCTTGTGTTCGCGCAGGGTGAAAAGGGGAAAACTCTTTGAAGACCAGGATGGATGCGAACTCGTATGCAGTCCTCGCGTCTTCGCGGGTCGAGTAGCTGCCGAGGTAATAGGCTTTTCCCTCGCGCTTGATCTGCGATTGAAACCTTCCGCTTTTAAGTTTCGTGGTGCCCCTGAGTTCTCCGCCCCTCAGCGCTAAGTCGGAATTCGCGCCGTTCTGCGAGATGCTGCTTTCTCTGAGGTTCGCGATCCTGTTGTCCGTCTTTATGCCGTTGATGTGATCAATGACGCCGGCGGGCGCTCTCCCGTTGATCATCATCCAGACCATGCGATGGGCGTAATACATCCGGCCTTGAAACATGACTTTGATGTACCCATGCCCGTCTATGCATCCCACCTTGTCGCCCGCGCGCTTGTTGCCCTTGGCCTTGCTGGAGTAGGTAAGAACGCCCGTTTCTGGGTCGTAGTTCAGCCTTTCTCGCATCAGCTCGATTTGTTCAAGCATCACGATCTCCTTGCGCAGCGCGGGCTGCGTCGATGGCGGCGTCCAAGTCACCGCCCCACAGTGAGCCATCGACTTCGTGCTGCACAGTGAACGGCGGTTCGTGCTCCTGACCTTTCCAGCGGCGCAGCCAGCGATACCGCGCCGCATCGCGCGCATCCTCCTGCGCCTGGACAGGCGCGGCGGCGCAGGGACCGTCATGCCCTGGCGCGCGGGTGCAGGCCCAGCCAGCAGGCGGCTTGTCGCAGGCTTCGGGCACAGCCTTGTCGGCCAGCATGCGAATCTCCTCGGCCAGTTCGTCCAGCGTGTTGTAGTGGTCCTGCACTGCGTCGCGCATCTCAAATGCACCAGTGTCGGGGTCGTAGCTGCCGCATTCTTCGGCGTGTGCATTGGCCTTCGCTTGGACGTGGGCAGCGGCGGCCAGCAGGCCCGCGCGCAACAAGGATGCATCCTCCTGACCCTGGCCCGCAAGCTGGGTTGCATGCTCCTGCGCCGGGGCAGCGGTCAGGGCTTGCACGGTCTTGTCCATCACGGCGCGCATCCAGCGGTGGAACACGTCGTGGCTGACCCCGTAGCTCAACGCCTCCTGCACCGCGCTGTGCGCCATGTCCTCAACATCGGGCAGCTCCACCTCGTCGGGCACTGCCACGGCCTGCGCCGGGGCGGCGGCTTGCGCGTAAAGCGGCTGCGTGAACTTGCCCGCTGGCGTCTTGCGGGTCGGCAGGTAGCGGCCCGCTTCGGCGCTCTCGGGGCCTTCGGGGTCAGTATGCTTCGCCAGTTGCTCAGGGCTGACGTACAGCACTGCCACTGCTTCGGGCGCTGGTGGGGCGGCTTTCAGGGCTGCGAGCTGGCGCGCCTTCTCGTGCAGCAGGTCGATGACTTGGCGCACCTGCGAGCCGTCCGCTTTGAAAAGGTAGCCGCGCACCTGGGCATCCAGCGCGGCTTCGCGCATGCGGGATAGGTCGATCTTGCAGCCCTCGGGCAATGCCGGCTCCGTGCTCTGCTGCAGGCACTCCCGCGCGGGCTGGGCGGCATACCGCGCCTTCGCTGCCTCCCAAGCCAACGCGGAGATGTGCTCGTGCCGCCAAAGGTGCCGGGCCTCATCTGCGTTATAGGCGTCCGGATACGTGCCGGAAAGCCATTGAACAAAGCCGTCTTGATCCGGCTGCGCGGCGGTGCCGTTTGTTGCCCGCAAATCTGCGGAGATTGGCGCTGTATTCACCGCATGGCTTGCGGGGGTGGGGGTCTTGGTCATGCTGCTGTCACTCCATAAATCAGCGCCTCATGGGCGAAGTTGGCGACCACCAGGGCCTCGGCCACCGGCGGGGAAACGCTGTTGCCGCACATGCGGACCTGGGCCGTGGCGGTCAGCGCAATGCGGGGCAGGGCAAGCGGGTGTGCTGCTTGCTGACCGTCAACAAACAGCAGGGCCGGATCTGGGATCTCCGTGATCTGGTATCCCTCGGGGAAGCCCTGGGCCCGGTACAGCTCGCGCGGTTTGAGCATGCGAAGCGTGATGTCGACCAGCACCCACCATTGCTCGGCATGCCACATGAGCACCAGGGCGGCAGGCTCGGGGAACTGCTCGGGCAGGTGCTGGTGCAGCAGCTCGGCGCACTGGCGCGCGCGCTCGGCGTGCTCGTCGCTCAGCAGCGCAGCCGGCACCTGCTGGGTCTGCACCAGGCCCATGCGCGCCTTGGTGGGCACGGTGTGCATGGGCTCGCTGCAGGCGCTGTCCTGGCCGCCCTCGCTGTAGTACTTGACCAGGTAGGCTGCGACCAGGCGCTGATTGCTGCCGGCCGCGGTGATGGTGGACATCGGCTCATCGGCCGCGCGGCCGTCGCCCTCGTAGAAGCCGCCGTTGGCCTGCTCGAGGCATGCCGCCACAAGCGCCTGTTCTCCGCGGTTGGCGCCGGTGACGGTCCGCAGCGGTTCCGCCGCGGTGTTGCCGCTGCGCTCGCCGTGATGCGTCAGGTGCGTGAGGTGCACGGCCGCGAGCGCGCTGGTGGCGCCGCTGGCGGTCACCGTGTTGAGCGGCACTTCCAGGCTGCGGATGCCGTGACTGAATCGCTTGGTGCCGCACTTGCCCTCGCCGTGGCCCATGTCCACCAAGTGCGCCGCGACCAGCGCGCTCTTGATGCCCCCGGCCACCACGGTGCCCAGCGGCAGGCCCAGGTCCTGCGCGCGCGCCGCCTGGCCCTCGCGCTCGCCGTAGCCGATCGTGACCAGGTGGGCGCCGGCCAGCGCGTGGTGCGTGCCGCCGGCCGAAACCGTGGACAGCGGCGCGCAGACGTCGTGCCCGCCCAGGTGCTGCTCGCTGGTGCCGCGCAGCGCGGCCAGGATTGGCATTGCCACGCAGCTGTCGGCCTTGGAGGTGATGGTCTGCATCGGCGCGCGCACCGACCGCGCTGGTGATTGGCCCATGCGCCCGCCCACGCCAACGATGAACGGGCTGCCGCTGGTCAGCACATGGCGCCACAGGCCTTTCGCCACGCGGCGCATGGTGTTGGGCACCAGCGGCTTCTTGCGGCCGAAGACGCTTTCCGCAGGCAGGTCGAAGTCGATGCACTCGGCGGCCGAGCGGTGCGCAGCCAGTTTGCCGGCCAGCACCGCGCGATTGGCCGGCTCGGCGTGCGAGGCCTCGGGCCACACGATGGGCAGGCCGTCGCGGCGCGCGATCAGGAACAGGCGCTTGCGGATGGTCGGGGCGCCGTAGTCGCAGGCGCGCAGCTCGCGCCAGTCCACGGTGTAGCCCAGGCCGCGCAGCTGGCGCACGAAGCTCTCGAAGGTCTTGCCCTTGCGCTGCGGGCACGGCCGCGCGTTGCCGTCAGCGTCGATGATGAGCGGCCCCCAGTCCTTGAACTCCTCGACGTTCTCGAGCATCAGCACTCGGGGCTTGCAGGTCGCGGCCCAGCGCATGCCGACCCAGGCCAGGCCGCGGATGTGCTTCGCCACCGGCGTGCCGCCCTTGGCCTTGCTGAAGTGCTTGCAGTCGGGAGACAGCCAGACCAGCGCCACCGGCTGATTGCGCGTGACCTTGATCGGGTCCACCTCCCACACCGATTCGCACAAGTGAAGGGTGTGCGGGTGGTTCAGCGCGTGCATGGCCAGCGCTTGGGGGTCGTGGTTGATCGCAATGTCGACCGGGCGCCGGAAAGCGGCTTCCAGGCCGGTGCTGGTGCCGCCGCCGCCGGCGAAGTTGTCGATGATGAGCTCGCCCGGGAAGGCCAGCGGCAGGGTGAATGCGTCACGCTTCATGGAGGCGTCCTTAGAATTGAAACAGCCCGCGCTGGGCGGGCTGGGTCGAAGGTTGCGGAGCGATCGGCTCCGGAGGTGTTTCTGATTTAGGCGGCCCTTCGCCTGCCGCCTGCGCTATGCGCGCTCTGGCGATCGCCACGTATTCGGCCTCTCTCTCGATGCCGATGAATCGGAATCCCTCGCGCATCGCGGCTTTACCGGTGCTGCCGCTTCCCATGAATGGGTCGAGCACGGTACCGCCTGGCGGAGTCACAAGGCGGCACAGGTACGCCATGAGTGCCGTGGGCTTCACCGTTGGATGGTGGTTGCCATTGCGTGCGGGCCAGTCGGCCTCCTCGCGTTCCCGCATGGTGGCGTTCGCGGCGACCACTGGCATTGACCCACTTTCCAGGCCCTCGTTGCGGTCGGCCCGGCTCGCCTTGGCGCAGTAGAAGAACCGCGCCGCGCTGCCGACATCCATGCGCCGCATGCCGGGCCGCATCTTGAAGCCCACGGCGCCGGCATTCTCGTTGGCCGCGCTCGGCTCATCGACTCGGCCGCGGCGCAGTGCGCCGTAAATGTGCTGCCCATTGCGCGGCGCTGTGCTGGTGCTGGCGTCGGCCTGCTGGCCCGGCGCGTCAGGGAATGCGGCCAGCACTTCGTCGCTACCGTCATGAATCAGGTTCGCCGGCCAGCGGCCCTCATATTTTTTGAGCGGCCCTTGTGTCCCGCGTCTTGCCTCTGCAGTACCCGCTGCACCAAATGCATTTCCATGACAGGCCGCCAGCGATGTGAAAGACGTAAACCGAACTTCATCCCCCACACGGCATGCGTTGATGTTCAGCGCACCAGTGCCATGCGCGAGCACGTTTGCGGCCACTGTGCCAATCAGCGGCTTGCGAGCCACTGTGATCGGCTCAACCGCTGGTTTTAGCGCGGTGCCCCAGCCCTCGAAGTCGCCTTCTAGGTTGTGCGATTTTGGGAACCCGGAACCATAGATCCAGGCGATCATGTCGCGGATCTCGAATCCAGCGTCTTCGATACGCACGGCCATGCGGTGCTGGGTGCGGGTGCCGGCGAACGCCAGCAGGTGGCCGCCCGGCTTGAGCACGCGCAGGCACTCGGCCCATACCTCGGTGCTGGGGACGTCATAGTCCCACTTCTTGCCCATGAAGCTCAGGCCGTAGGGCGGGTCGGTGACGATCGAGTCGACGGAGTTCGCTTCCATGGCACGTAGCGCCTGGAGACAGTCAGCATGCTCAATGCGGTATTGCATGTGCTCCTCAAAATTGGAGAACCCGCGCGCGGCGGGCCGGTTGATGTGTTCAGGCTCAGGGGCAGCCGCAGGGAGGACTTTCGCCTTCCTCGAGGTGGTCAGGCGTCGCGGCTGGCTAGGTATTCGCGCCAAGCGATCTTGCGGTTGTCGACCCAGAATCCCCAGTCTTCGACATAGCGCCAGGTGAAGAACAAGGTGTAGACCCCGCCGTCGCTGACGCGCGCGATCCGGTGAAACTGCCCGGCGCTGATCGGTTCGCTGCAGCCTGCGAGCATTACGCGGGTGGGTTCGGCATGCGTGCGGCGCTCTTCGACATACCAGCCCTCGAGGATGATCGTTCGCGCGTCCCAGGGATGGTCGTGCTCGTGATCGTCATCGTCGGGTTGGCAGATGTGGTGCACGCGGATGCTCGGGATCCATGGCCAGCGAGCCGGAGCGGTTCTGCCTTCCGCCGTCTTGCCGTAGGCTTTGAACACCCACCAGCGGTCCATGTAGAGGGTGTCGTTGTCTCGGCCCAGGATAGGGAAGTAAGGCGTGCGCTGAGCACGGCGGATGAGCCAGCGGGCCACGCTGGGCCGGCTGAGCACGAGAGCAGACAGTTTCCAGAGAGCGCTTTTGATCATGGGAATCCTTTTTCAGTTGCTGGCTCAATGCCCACAGGGCAGCGCCTCGCCCTCGGCGCGCGGCGCGAGATCCTTGGCGCCGCAGCTGCCGCAGGTTGTGGGCTGCTGGTTGGCCTGGGCCTGCCACCACAGCGCCCGGGCTTCTTCGCTGGCGCGCAGGGCTGCGGGGCGGTCGCGCTCGGCGCGGGTCGGGGGCTGGTGGGTCATAGCGCCACGTCCAGTCGCATGAGCGTCAGCCCCTGGCGCGCGGCCTTGGCGTCTGCAAATGCATATGCAGCCCGCAGCTCGGTCTTGCTGATCCGCTCGGCCACAAAGAACCCTTCGGCACAGCCCTCCTTGAAGGGCGCCAGTTCGGGCCCCGCAAAGCCGACCCGCGTGGTGCGCTGGTATCGCAGCCAGGCCGAGAACGTGGCCCTGCGACCGGCGCACAGCTGCCGGATGCTGTGATCCAGCCAGGCGCGCTCAATGTGGCCAGGCTTGTATCCCTTGCGCCGGCTGACGCAGCAGTACAGCATGTGCCCCATCCACGAATGCAGCAGGTTCAGCTTGTAGACGTCGCCGCGGCCTTCGAGGAGGTCGCCTATGTGCTCCTGCAGGTATAGGTGCGCATTCAGCGTGCCCCGCTGGCCCCGGGCCTGGAGCTTGTCGACGGTATGGGTGGATACCACGCCCGCCTTGATTGCGAGCAGCGACTGCTTTACGTGGCGGCCACGGTTCGACCGGCAGAACGCGGCAAACACGGCCTCGGCGAGAATGGCCCGGCCTGCTGCGCAGCTGCGGCGATGGCGCATGCGGATGGCCGGCGCGATCACAGCGGCCTCCCGGCGAGCGACACAAAGCTGCGACGCTCCTGGCCGCGATAGGACAGCTCGCCGCCGCTGTAGGTGCCGGGCTTTTGCCAACGGGCCCGGTCTGGCGCGCCTTGGTCGTAGGTGATGCGCTCGGCCGCCTTGATCTTCGACCACTGCGATGGCGGGACTGTTTTGGACAGTGCGGAATTTGCTGCTTTTTTCTTGGTCATGGCGCGTCCTTCATTGCTGGCGCTGGTTGGAGGCTGGCCGCGTACTGCTCAACAGCGCGCGGGATGATTTGGGCGAGCTCGAGCGTCATGCGCTTCATGAGGTCGCAGTCGTAGCGCGATGCGGGCCGGCTGAACTCCAGATCGTCGCGGAGCCGGCCGGCGCTGATCTTGATGAGGTAGTCGATGGGTTCCTGGTCGCGGCAATACAGCACGGCATTCCAGGTGCGGCCGTTGGATCGCACCGTGACCTGGGCCGCGCCGTCATGGCGCCCTGGCGCTTCGAGAATCACGGTCACATCTGCCATGCCCGGCAGGTTCGTGACGCTCAGGCAAAGCAGGGGTTGGATGGATTCGACTTTCATAATGGGATCGCTTTCGAAACGTGTTTCTCCATCGCGGTGACTGTGACCTGCAACCAGCCAGCCTTGCGGGCCAGCTCGGCGCAGGTCTCGGCCGCGTCTTGGACGGCATATGGCTTCGCGCGCAGCGGCTTCTGCCTCGCGTTGCGCAACCATTCGGCGTCGATGAAGTCCTTGGCCTGCTTGCCGTTCTGCAGATCCAGACGGGATTTCTTGAGGTGCTCGGCCCGCGCCTCCTCAAGGGCGCCAGGCGGCACGCCGGTCACGCGCCAGCCTTTGTGAAACGACTCTTCGTCCGCCTTCGGCTTCTTGGTCTGCTTGGGGGGGGGTACGGTCGAGACGGACTCGCCGCGGTAGTTCACGAATTCAATGGGCATACGAACTCCGAATGAATGAGCCCGCGCGGCGGGCAAAGGAAGAGGAGATCAGCGCGCCTTTTTCGGCTTCGCCGGCTGGCGCTGCTTGGCGCCCAGGTGTGTAGCCCCGCACGCGCACTGGTAGAAGCCTTTGGTGGTGACGGTCAGCCGCTTGGCCTTGCTGGCGGGCTGCTGGACGTCATGCACCCATTGCCAGGCGTGTTCGCCGCCCATGGGGCAGGCTTTCTTGGCGCGCTGACGCTTGGCGATCGGGTCGGTCACGGCAGGTAGTTCAGGCACTGCACCGTGGTCTCATCGAGCCACACCGCGTGCATGCCTGGGCAGTTCCAGGCTTCGGCGGCGATGCGGCGCAGCTCAGACCGGCTGGCGCTGGGCTCCTGGGCCTCGGCGCTGCTGCAGCCGGACAGGATGACGGCCATCACCACCATCAGCGCGGCGGCCAGCCAGCGGCCCCGGCGCTTCTTCGATGGGAAGCTCTGGGTAGCCCGCGCCTGGTGCGCGTCGCACGGGAAGGCTTCGTCGAGGGTGCGCTTGAATCGCGCTGTTGTGTCGCTGCAGTCGGCGGGGAAGGGCATGCGGATGGTCATGGCTCGCTCCAGAATGAGAAAACCGCCTCAGTGGGCGGCTTGCGAAAGGACGATTGCGTGAGTTCCGAGCGGCGTCATGGCTTGCCAGAAAGCTGGGCTGCCTTCCAGGCGAGCAGTTCGTCGGAATAAAAAATTGAGGTCTTAGGAGACAGCTTGCGAGGCCCTGGGAAGCCGGGGCGCTCTTTGGCCCAGCGCCAGAAGGTCGAGAGCCCTACATTGAGAAAAGCGGCGGCCTCAGGAGGCCTGAGCTCCACGCGAGGAGCCGTCAGCGGATGGGTCTCAGGGCGCGGCGCTTCGACCGAGTTTCTGGCCTCGATCATTGCGTCTGCAACAAGATACGCATAGCGTGCGTCTTGCATCTCGGTAAATGATTTACGAAGCTCGGAGACGGATAGCTGGGCAACCACCACCGCTGCAAAGTAATCGCGCAGCGCTATTCCCTGCGCTACCGAAGAGGGCAGGAATGAACCGCCTGAATTTATGGGTTGGCTCATGGAGCAGTCCTCAGATTGCATCTGCGCTGCACTCAGGCTGCGCGGGGTGGAGATTGAGCAGCTGGCGCAGCTCGTCGGGGGAAAGGGGCGGCAGGGCGGCTGGCGCTGGCAGCCCGTACTCGCGGGCGGTCGTGCACATCACGCGCTGCACAAGGGCAGGGTGGAGATGGGTCATGGTGGTGCGAAGAAAGAGCCGCGAGGTGCCCGGCAAGGAGGAGCAGGGAGGGCGGAGAGTGCCGAGCGCGGCTGAAAGCAGGCCGTTTATCCGCTCTGGATAATTGGCAATAAATGAAGACGGCGGCAGGGGCCCTCATTCCCCTGCCTGACCAGTGCGTCGCGGTCTATTGCGAAGCTGGCTTGACCATCATTAAAGCGGGCCGGGCTTGATTCCGGCTCCCCCGTTCTGCCAGCCCTTGCGGGCGCATCGGTCGGCTCTAGGCCGGGGGTCTACTCCGTCTAGCGTGTCCTTCCACGCCACCGCTTCAATGATGGTCCTCGCTGCTTTCCCGAGGTGGTCAGCGCTTGCGCGCGGTGCGTGTTCTTTGGTGGCGTCATCTGGCTATGGAAGGGCGGGCGCTCCTTCAGCCATCGGCCAACTGTGATCCCGTGCCGACTGTCGTGCGGCTTTCTACGCCTGCCTGTGACTGGCAGCGACTGGGCCGGGTCATCCGGCCTGGTTATCTCGCATGTGTTCTCCTTCGCAGCGCGCGGCTGCTTGGTTGGGATGCTTTCGGTTGAAAGCGCTCTGTTTTTTCCGTATCGCGTGACGGCGGGCACTGCAGGTTCTTCCGGCCGCTGCAGGCCTCCACCCCCGGCCTCGAAGGACGCAGACCTCGGCGGCTGCTCAGCTCGGGGATACCGTTGCTGCCTTCTTCATTGGCTTGACCGCGTAGTGCAACTGGTTGGTTGCTGCGATGGATGAACTATAGCGTTTGCTAGACAATGCAACAAGTAAAATATAGCTATTGCTAGTTTTTAATGAGGTCGCCCTATGGACGTGCATCACACAGACGAAAAAAAACCACCCAGAGGGCGGTCTTATGAGTGGAACGAGGAAGACTTAAAGTTAATCGAGAGTCTGAAGCGTCTGGCGAAGAACGCTGACGGCATGCCGCCTCTCACCATCGAGCGACGGTTTTCCAGTTCCTTCCTCCAATTGTTTAAGGATGCTGGCCACATGCTCGACAGAGATCTGGTTATTTTTTACCAGTGGAGCAAGGAAGGCGGCGAGTATCTGGGCCGTAGCTGTGCGATGAGTGTTCATGACGTCAGCGAAAAATGCCGACTGCTTGAGGCGTTCTTCAAAGTTGATGGTCATAACGATGTGGCGGGTTGAGAAAGTTGGCGCGGCTACCTGCCATGCTCCATTGCTAGATTCGCTCGCTCTGCTTGTGCACGATCTGACCGATTAGCTCTACGCCTTCGTGGCAAACCTTGCGTGGGTATCTGCGCTGGTCAGGGTTGTCCGATGACAGCCACCACTGGCCATCGTCGCGCACCAAGCGCTTGATGACTAGCTCGCCTTCGTAATTCACGGCAAACACGCAGCCATCCTTGGGCTCAGTGCCTGCTGTGTTGACTACTACGGTGTCACCATCGAACAGTCCGGGCTCCATGCTCCCGTTGCTGACGGTTGTGGCGAACAGCTTGCTGGGGGTCAGACCTTTGCGCTCGTACCACGCTTTGGGGAATGGAATCGGCGGGCCAAGATCTCCTCGGTAGTCCACGCTAAACCCCGATGCCCCAGCGGATAGCTTGAATCGCACGCGACGAATGGTTGGGTAATCTGGGTTGTCCTCAAGGTTGATTTCTTTCGGCATATCAAACCAGCCGGCGTAGCCTGGAAGAGCTTCCAGCTTTTGCACGAAATCTTCTTTAATCGGCCGCCACTTGTTCTTTAGCTGGCCGATGTAGGCGCCGTTCGCGTACCCCAGCAGCCTTCCCAAGGCAGTATCTCCGCCGGCCTTTTTTGAGGCCTCCATCAAACGCGCAATGCGGAATTCTTGGACATCTTCAATCATGGCGAGACGATAGCAAATGCTAATCTAGCAGGAGCTAGAAAAAAGCTCGCTTTGCTATAGCAAAAGCTATAGAATGGGGTATGACCATCCCGACCCTCACCCCATTGGAGCGCCGAGAGCTTGCGATCAAGGCGGGCACCACCGGCGCCTATCTGTATCAGGTGCTCACCGGCCGTCGAACAGCCGATGCGGCGCTGGCGCGGCAAATTCATGATGCAGACCCCCGCATTGAGCTGCAGGATTTGCGCCCCGACGATTGGCAGCAGATCTGGCCCGAGCTGGCGCTGGCAGACGCCCAGGAGGCCGCACATGGATAAGTGGATGGTGCTCTCCTTCGCCGTGGCGCAGTTTGGCCAAACATTGATGTTGGCATGCTTGTTGTTTAAGCGTCCTGCGCGCCCCGCCGGAGTCATGGATTTCGATGCCCTCAAGGTAGAGCCAGGATCTACGGTAATGCTTCGTTCGGAGGAGTTCCTCGCAGGCGGCAAGCGCGAAGCATTTGAAAAATGGGCTAGCGAAGTCACAGCGCGCACAGGCATCAAGTTTGTGTATTTGCCTACGACCAATTGGGATGCGGTGGTTATCGGAGCAGCTGAATGAGCGCGACGAATCCACCGATGAGTACGCCCGCCCCCCCCCAGAGCTGAGCCGAAGGCGATAAGGAACTGCATCGGGTCCTTTTGCCAGTGTCTTTCGAGCCAGTACCACGTTCGACGTAACGGCGGAATGTCCCAATTTGGGCTGAAAGAGTCTGTTTCGTCCCAATGCTTCGCCTTCCAGCGTTGCCACCAATTCATGTCCGCCCTCCCTGGCGCTGGTTGTGTAGGAACTCCCAGCATAGCCCAGGGTGCGGCGGGCACCTTTTCCTCTCGTTGTTTTGGTTTTCATGCATCGAGTTTCGTTTCCCGCGGCGTTGCCTGCAACGTCCACTTACATCCCGGAGCAGACAAATGATGTGGCTCGACTCACTCCGCGCTGCGGTGAATCAGTACCCGGGCGGCCGGCCTGCGGTGGCATTGCGCCTGGGCAAAGCCGACGAGGTTTTGCGCAAGGAATTGGCCGGCACTTCTGCCAACCACAAGATGGGCCTGAGCGATTCTCAGCACATCGTGGAGATGCTTGCAGAGCAGGGCATTGATGTTTCCGGCTTCAAGGTTTCGGTGGACGCCGCATGCCTGAGCGAGGTCAATGCCTCGCCGGATGCATGCCTGCATGTGTTGGCGGCGTACGGCTGCAAGGAAATGTCCGAGGTGGTCTCTGCTGTGGCTGCTTCACTCACCGATGGCCATATTTCGGACAACGACCGCAAGCGCATCGAGAAAGAAGTGCGCGACGTGATCGGAGGCCTGACGGGCCTGCTGGGCGCCCTGAACGCCCAGTACACCGCCGACAACTTGACCAGGAGCATGTCATGAGCGTCAAAGTTATGACTGCCGTGTTTGAGCGCTACCCCAACGGTGGCGGCGAGATGCTGCTGGCGCTGGCGCTGGCCGACCATGCGAGCGATGACGGCACCCGCGTATTCCCCAGCATCAAGGCGCTGGCCGAGAAGACACGCCAGTCCGAGCGCTCGGTCCAGTACCAGTTGCGCCGCATGCAGGAAACCGGATGGCTGATCCTGGTGAGCTCCGGCAATGGTGGCCGAAGCATGTCGTCGGAGTACCGCATTTCCCTCGATTGGATAAAGGGTGCAGAAATTGCACCCTTTAAAAACGGTGCAATTGACGACCAAAAGGGTGCAAACGACGGTACTAAAGGGTGCAATCCACAACAGGAAAGGGTGCAACCGGTTGCACCCGCAAATAACCATCATAGAACCATCAATGAACCATCAGTAATCGTTGCTGGCGCTGACACACCCGCCAAACCAACGAACCGATCGACAGCACTGCCAGCTGATTTCATGCCAAACGAAACCGCAGAGCAGATGGCTGCCGAGCTGGGGCTGAACCTGGCCGATGAGCAGGCCGCGTTCGTGGACCACCACGCGGCCAACGGCTCGACGTTCAAGGATTGGCAAGCGGCGTTCCGCACCTGGTTGCGCAATGCAAATCGCTTCAGCCGCCGCCCGGGCTCCGGTGGCCGCGCCCAGGCCGGCAGCCACAACAAGCATTCCGCAGCGTACGCGGCAATCCTGGAGGACTGAACGATGCAAAGCATTTCAACGCTGGCGCATGTCGCCATGGATCACCAAGGCCCAGCGCCAGAAAAACCGGCGCGCCAGGCTGTCAAGAACCTGTTCCTGCTGCTGCAAGGGTCCTACGGCTCGCTGTTCCTGACCAAGTTCGCCACCGGCGTGAAAGACGAGCTGGGCCGCGACCTGGGCGTGCGGGCTGCCATGGCGGTGTGGCGCGCAACGCTGGCCAAGTATTCGCCCGAGGTGATCGAGGCTGCGGCTGGGCGCTTGACTGCAGACCATCCCGAATTCCCGCCGAACCTGCCGCAGTTCGAGGCCATCTGCAAAGCCGCCACGCCGCGCAAGACGTACATCGAGCAGGAGGGGCTGGTCCGGCTGCCGGCGCCCGAGGTCAAGCCAGTAGCGGTCAGCGTTCCGGCACAGAACGATGGCAAGGACTGGGCCCGTCGCATCGTGGCGCGGCACGAGAAGGGAGACAAGACCATCAGCATCCGCTCGCTCAAGCTGGCGCGCGAAACCATGGGGTTGTGCCCATGAGGACCATCGAAGAAATCAAGGGACGCTGCTTCATCGACGCCGATGGCCACTGGATGTGGCGCGGCGCCTCGCGCAAGGGCACTCCGCGCGTGTACGCACCGGACCTGGCGCGCGGCGGGAAGATGTCGACACAGTGCGGCTACCGGGCCGCTTACTACTGCGCGAAGGGTGAGCCGATCCCTGCGGGCTACCGCGTCTTCAACACCTGCGACAACCCGTCCTGCCTGAACCCGGAGCACATCCGCTGCGCCAGCGAGAAGGCATACGGCCGATTTGTCCGCAGCCGCGGCACCTTCAAGGGGCAGGTGCGCCGGATCCTGGCTAACCGCGCCAGCGCGCTCAAGAGCAGCAAGGTCACCCCGGAGATAGTCAGTCAGATCCTCGCCAGCCCTGAGAGCAACGTGAAGACCGGCGCGGCCTTTGGTGTGAGCAGCTTCCTGGTCTGGCGCATCCGCAACGGGAAGCACCCGGTCAAGCCGGCTGGCGCTGGCGGCCTGTCCGGCATGGCCGCAGTCCTTACTCGTGGAGGTTCGGGGTCATGAGCGCACTCGACACACAGGCCGGTGGCAGCCACTACAAGGACTGCGCCATCCAGCCCATCGAATTCATCCACGCCAACGGCTTGGATTTCTTCCAGGGAAACATCGTCAAGTACGCCACGCGCCACAAGGCCAAGAACGGCGCCGAGGACCTGCGAAAGGTCATCCACTACGCCCAGCTGGCGCTGGAGCTGCAGTACGGCGAGAAGCAAGAAGGAGCGAACTGATGCAGATCACCCAAGCCACGGCGACCATGAGCAGCCACGAGATCGCGGAGCTGACCGACAAGCGTCACGACAACGTGAAGCGCACCATCTCTGACCTGCATGATGCGGGCTTGATCGGAAACCCTCAAATTGAGGAAATTCGAACGGCGACCAAGCCGGTGATGGTTTACCTGCTGGGTAAGCGCGATACCCTGGTGGTGGTCGCCCGCCTGTCTCCCGAGTTTACGGCGCGCGTGGTGGACCGCTGGCAGGAACTCGAGGCGCGCGCGGCGCCGGCGCTGCCGCAGACCATGGCACAGGCTCTGCGCCTGGCCGCCGAGCAGGCAGAGCAGCTGGAGCAGCAGCAGGCTGCGCTGGCGCTGGCCGCGCCCAAGGTCGAATTCGTGGACCGCTACGTCCTGGCCGATGGTGCCAAGGGCTTCAGGGAGGTGGCCAAGCTGCTGAAGGTCAACGAAGCCGAGTTCAGCCAGTTCCTGCAGGACCGCAATGTGATGTACCGCCTGGCGGGCCGCATGACTCCATACCAGTGCCACATGGATGCGGGCCGGTTCGTGGTGCGCACCGGTGTGGCGGCGCATAACTCCCACGCGTACACCGCGCCCAAGTTCACGCCCAAGGGCATCCAGTGGATCGCGGGCGAGCTCGCAAAGCGCCGGCTGGTGCTGGAAGGCTCGGCAGCATGAGCAAGGCGATGTACGCGCTGGGCCGGCTCAAGGTCGGCCAGATGAACAAGACCGAGACAGCCTACGACCAGCACCTGGCCATCCTGCAGCACGCCGGCGAGATCCTGTGGCGCAAGTTCGAAGGCCTGAAGCTGCGATTGGCCGACAACACCTTCTACACGCCGGACTTCGCCGTCATGAATGCTGACGGCGTGATGGAGTGTCACGAGGTCAAAGGCGTATGGCAGGACGACGCGCGCGCCAAGATCAAGATCGCCGCCGACCTTTACCCGTTCCGCTTCCTTGCCATCAAGGCCCGGCCTAAGAAGGACGGTGGTGGCTGGGAAATGGAAGCCTTCTGATGTTCTCCAACAAAACGCCGAAGGTCGGCTATGGCCTGAGCCGCAAGAAGCAGATGGGTGGCGGCTGGAAGGTGGCGCCCAGCGCCAGCCGCGAGGAGCGCCTAGCCGCGCGCGCCGAGCGCATGACCGCCAGCGCCCAGGCCACGCAGCACATGACCAGGCCCGGCACCATGCTGGCGCTGGACGCTGGCGCCGCGGTGATCGCATGCCCCAAGGAGGATGCGCTGAGCTGCGAGACCTATCGCCGCCTGGTGGCGAGCCTGCCGTGCGCTTGGTGCGGCATCGCCGGATCCAGCCAACACGCGCACGAGAACCTGGGCAAAGGCTGGGGCTTGAAGGTCGATGACCGCCGCGGCCTGCCCCTGTGCTGCGACCAGCCGGGCCGCGCCGGCTGTCACCCTGCCTTTGACCAATACCGCCTGCTGCCTGGTGGCCGCGAGGCGCATCGCGCGTGGGGCGCCCGCATGGCTGCTGCCACCCGCGCATTGATTTTGAAGTCGGGCCTCTGGCCCAAGCATTTGCCCGAATGGGTTGAAGACAGCCGTAAATGACGAAAGAAGCACAAATGCGCCGAGACATCGACTTGAACGTGCCCGCCGAACTGCGTGATGCCGAAGAACTGCTTGAGCGCTATGGCCGCTGGGCTCAGGACCGCTACAAGAAGCAGCGCTGCGCCAGCGCCGAGGGCAGGTATGTGCCGCCCCCCACGCGCAGCGTCGATTGCGACGAGTCCATGCAGCCGCTGATGGCCGACTGGTCAGCTCGCCATGTGCAGCTGGCGCTGCAGGTGGTGCCCATGCAGTTCCGCCGCGTGCTGTTTGCGATCTACGTGCCACAGAAGGAGCACCCCATGGCCGCGCGCCGACGCTACCGGCTGCAGCGGGATGTGTGGGACCGCAGCCGCATCGAAGGCCTTCGTTCTTTCTGGAGCATCTACCGCTTGCGCTATTTGACAAAGTGAGAGTATGATCGCGCCATACTCCGCGACACCGTGTCGTGCGCCCCGGTTGCCTTATGGCAGCCGGAGGCGTCCCTAAATAGAAAAGCCCGCAAGGTTCACACCCTGCGGGCTTTTTCGTTTGTCTCCGTGCTGGCTCCGGCCAACGCTTGCCCGCCCTGGCTCTGCCTCGGTGGGTTTTTTATACTGCCGCCATGCCGCACAACATCCCGCCCGAAACGCTGAAGGCCATACGCCGCCAGATATGGCTGCACGCGGCGCTGACAGCCGTGATCCTTGTGTTCTTGGGCTATGTGGCATGGCGCCTGTTCACCGATGAGCCTCTGCAGCTTCTAATGCTTGCCGCGACCCTTGTTGTACTGCGAGAGCTTTTCCGCGGTTATTGGGAACTTTATGAGCATTGGGTGAAGATCAGGTCGAAGGCTCATGCTGCTGGGCTCAAGCGCTGGCGGTGGCTGAAGTGATGCGTCTCGGATGGCGCTGCGCATAGCATTTTCAACTTGCTCGATCGTTATTTCAGGCTTGTTGAGTAAAGGGTCGATGTAATGGTCTGCGGCTTTGGCTGCGAAGTACGCGAGTACCCCAAAAGCAGCAGAAGCCAGCTTCCCCCTGAGTCCGCTCCTGAGCCATGGGAAAAACTCTGCTGCTCTTTCAAGCGTTTTCTCCGGGCTTTCGCCTGCGGCGACGGAGTCGTTAACTAC